TAGGAACTATCACTGCCTTGTTTGCCACTGTTAATGCTGTCACTGCCAATAATGATCTTAATGGTGCAAAATTTACAAGGATAAGAACACTAGCAAGATATTTAGATGCTGCAAACTTTACTGGCGGTACAAATCCATTTGGGACTCCTGATACAACACAGGAATTACCACAGGAAATATATTTTATTGATAGAAAAGTTGTTGAAAATAGAGAGATTGTACAGTTTGAATTAGCATCTGAATTAGAATTAATAAATTTAAAATTACCTAAGAGAGTAGTTACAAGAGATCTGTTTCCTGGTGTTGGTACATTTATTAA